TGGTTACAGATGATAGCGATAAAATGTTTTACAACGTGGAGATAAAAAATGAAGTTGACCGCTAACATAAGCTTAGATGAGCTTATAAAGTCACAAGTTGCCGAACGTAAAGGCATTAATAATAACCCTTCACCAATGCAAATAGAAAATTTAAAAGCATTGGCCGTGAATATTTTACAACCGATCCGTAGTCATTTCGACAGGCCACTTATCATTTCTTCGGGATTCCGATGTGCAGAATTGTGCATTGAGATAGGATCAAAAATTACTAGTGAACATTGTGCAGACAATAAATCAGCAGCAGCTGACTTTGAGATCCCAGGAATAGATAATAAAGTATTAGCACAGTGGATAAGAGATAACCTCATTTGGAATCAGCTTATCCTTGAGTTCTACAAGGAGGGTGAACCATCATCAGGGTGGGTCCATTGCAGTTATTCAACAGATTTAAATAAAAAAGAATCCTTGATTGCTTATCGAGAGGATGGTAAAACTAAATATAAACCTTGGAGATAATATGGCAATTGGAAGATCACAAATGACTAAGCAAGTAGAAGGGCAACTTAGAGGTGCTAGAAAGAAAAAAGCACCTAAAGGCTATCACTATATGCCTAATGGCAGATTAATGAAAGACTCTGCTCATGCCAAAAAGAAACAAAATAGCAAAAGATCTAGGGTCTAGAAAATACCACTCTAAAGTGGTACAATCAAAGAAGTTGTACAACCGCAAAAAGGAGAAACTTAACTCTCTCATAGCCGCGGCTCAAAAAGATTATGAACAAAAAGTATAAAAAATATCCTGGTATGAAGATGATTAAACGAGCCACAGGTTCGTCTAAAGTAGAATCAACTATGTACAAAGCAGGACAAAAAATGAGAAATATTTTAGATAAAGGTTTATTGTCATTTATTAAGAAACCTTCAAAAACTACTAAAAAAGTAAGGCTTTCTTCTAAAGCACCTTTTGTAATTCCTTCAGATTCAAAACCATCAACATCTAGTAGAGTAGTTAGACTTTCTTCTAAAGCACCTTTCGTAACCCCTGTAAGTAAAGCAGAACAACTTGGTAGTGCATTTAAAAAATTAGCTTCATCAAAAGTAGCTAAGGTAGCTAAAGTTGCTAGAATGGCAACACCGGTTGGAGCAGCGTTAACAATTGCTTCAGGATTAGGTACTTATGAAAAAGGTAAGAGCCCACAAGAGTTAGCTAAGAAAGCTTCAGAAAAAGGAAAAGAATATAAAGTTGCTGATGAGTTTACAGTTGTTGGTTCAGAAGGAACTAAGAAAGTAAAAATGAAATCAAAAGGTGGAATGATAATTGGAAAACAAGCTGACTATATAAAGGATTTAATTTAAGGAGAATACTATGTCACTAAATAAAAAAGGTAAAAAGATAATGGAAAAAATGAAAGAAGAATACGGAAAGAAAAAAGGTGAATCCGTGTTTTATGCAATGGAGAATTCAGGAAAATTAAAAGGCGTTAAAAAAGCTAAAAAAGGTATGATGACTAATTTAAAACCTGTTCCAGCTGGAAAAGAAAAATCATTAGGCAAGTTACCGCCAGAAGTAAGAAACAGAATGGGTTATGCTAAATACGGTAAAATGATGAAAGCTAGTAATGGTAAATCTGTAAAAGGATACGGCTCTGCTAGAACATCAGGTATGGGATTACAAGATGAATCTTTAGTACCTGGAAAAAATTACGAGTATATTAAAGATTTGATTTAATGAACTATGGCAACATCAGGTACAACATCCTTCGATTTAAACATCGATGATATCATTGAAGAAGCATATGAGAGATGCGGGATACGTACTAATAGTGGTTACGATTTAAGATCAGCTAGAAGAAGTTTAAATTTATTATTTTCTGAATGGGGCAACAGAGGCGTGCATCTTTGGAAGGTAGCCTTGCAAGAACAAGTACTAAGCTCAGGTACAGCTACTTATAATGCACCAACAGGATGTAATGATATCTTAGAAGCTTATATCTCAACAGGCACAGGTATTGGACCAAGCATCACGGATGTAAGTCTAACTAAAATAGATAGATCAGCTTACGCAGGTTTACCTAACAAAGGTTCAACAGGACAGCCTTCACAATATTATGTGAACAGACAAACAACACCTACTATTACTTTATATTTAACACCTGATGCGGTAACTTATACTTATGTAAAATATTATTACATTGGTAGAATAGAAGATGCAGGTGCTTACACAAATCAAGCTGATATAGTTTATAGATTCTTACCTTGTATGTGTTCAGGTTTAGCTTATTATTTATCTATGAAAAAAGCACCGGCAAGAACACAAGAGTTAAGATTAATTTACGAAGATGAATTACAAAGAGCATTAACTGAAGATGGTCAAAGAACTTCAGTTTATATTTCACCACAAACATTCTATGGAGATGGAGTATAATGGCATACGCAAGTGGAAAAAGATCACAAGCAATATCTGATAGATCAGGACAAGCATTTCCTTATACAGAAATGGTAAAAGAGTGGAATGGTTCTTTAGTACATATATCTGAATTTGAACCAAAGCATCCACAACTTGATCCGCCTTATCACAAGCCTGATGCGATTGCTTTACAAAATACTAGATCACAAAAATTTCAACAACCAACTAATATAAATGGTGTGTTAGCTGATTCAGGTGGAATTACAGTAGGTGTAGCTAATCTAACACTTCCAGGTGAATTTGCTTTTTTATCTAATGGTATGCAACCAGATAATGGATCAGAACAAAATAGAAGAAGACAATTATTAATGGGACTAAATAACGTAACTGTAGTAATAACATAATGGCAATTACATATTCAAATTTTTTAACACAAGTAAGAAACTACACAGAGGTAGATAGTTCAGTATTAACCGATAGTATCTTAGATCAGTTTATTAGGAATACTGAATTAGATATAGCAGGTAAAGTAGATTACGATGATTTAAGAAAGTATTCTACTTCTACATTTACAGCTAGTAATAGATATGTTTCATTACCTGCTGATTGTTTAATTTTAAGATCAGTGCAAAGTATTAATGGATCTACTAGAACTTTTTTAGAAAAAAGAGACACAAGTTTTATATCTGAATATAATAGCTCAGGTGCAACAGGAGAACCTAAATATTGGGCTAATTGGGATGATTTCACTTTAGCTGTAGCTCCAACTCCAGATAGCACATATACAATTCAAATTAATTTTATTAAAGACCCACCTCATTTTAACTCAACTACAAATACGTTTTTATCGACGTATCAAGAAGCTTTGTTATTGTATGGTGTTTTAGTAGAAGCTTTTTCATACCTAAAAGGACCTACAGATCTTTACAACTTATACAGACAAAGGTATGATGAAGCTATGCAATCTTTTGCTATTCAACAAATGGGCAGAAGAAGAAGAGCAGAATTTGACGATGGTGTACCTAGACTTAAAGTCGAATCACCATCACCATAATATTAATATTAAGGAGACATTAAAATGGCAATAACAACAAACGCAATTGCAAATTCTTTTAAAAAAGAATTATTAGAAGGTAAGCACGACTTTACCGCTTCAACAGGAAGTGTGTTTAAGTTAGCTATGTATACTTCTGCAGCAACTTTAGGAAAATCTACAACTTCATACACAACTGGATCTGAAACATCTTCACCTGCAGGTTATACTGCTGGAGGAAAGGAACTAGTTAATGGTGGAACTTCGGTTGCATCAAATGTTGCAATCGTAGATTTTTCAAATTTATCTTTTACTAACGTAACTTTAACTGCTAGAGGTGCGTTGATCTACAATACATCAAATTCAAACACAGCGGTTGCTGTACTAGACTTTGGTGGAGATAAAACAGCTACAAGCGGAACATTTACAATTCAATTCCCAGCTTTCACAACCTCTGCAGCTATTCTAAGAATAAGCTAAGAGGTGTTTAATGGCAGCATCATCCTGGGGTTCAAATAATTGGGGCGAACAAGCCTGGGGTGATAATGCCGTAGTAGTAGGCTTCGATACTTGGGGCAATTCTGCTTGGGGCGAAGGTAATTGGGGTGAAGGTGCAAATACACCAACACTATCTTCAAACGTAGGATCAGTTAACATATCAATTGGTGTTGCAGCAAATGTAACAGGCCAATCATTAAATTCAGCAATAGGTTCAGTAACTACATCTGCAAATGCAGACGTAAATGTTAATGGCAATGTATTAACTTCTAATATTGGTCAAATAGACTTTGACGCAGATTCAATAGCTACACTAACTGGTATTGCATTAACTTCAACTATCGGTGCGGTAGACTTAGATGCAGATGGTAACATAACTATTAACGCTACTGAAAATGCATTAAATACTGGTATAGGACAAGTTTCAGAATCAATAGAAGTAGGCCCTGTAGTAACAACAGCTGGTTTATTAAGTACAACAATTAATTCAGTTGCAATTACAGCTGATGCTAATGTTACAGAAACAGGATTAAGTTTAACTTCAAATATTGGTGATGAAACAGTTGATTTAAATACACCTGTTGATGTTACAGGTATTTCACTAACTTCTAATTTAGGCTCAATAAGCATAACAGGTGATGCTAATTTAACATTAACTGGACAAGCACTTACTTCAGCAATAGGTACTGTTGATGCGGTAGTCGTGGCAGAAGTTACAGGTATTGCAATGACTTCAGCAATAGGCTCAGTAACTACGGTAGCTAATGCAAATGTTACAGTTTCGGGCCAATCATTGACACTAAGTCTAGGTGCCGATAAAATACAAGCATGGCAGGAAGTTGATCCAAATGTCACAAACACTTGGACAGAAATATCAACGGGAGCATCAAATGTTTGGACTGAAGTTGATATAGCAGCTTAATAATGATAATATAGCACAAAGGATTTATATGGCATCAAGTTATTCTACAGACCTTAAACTCGAACTAATGGTAACGGGTGAAAACTCGGGAACATGGGGCGATAAAACAAATACCAATTTAAACTTATTACAACAAGCGATTGCAGGATACCAAGCTGTATCATTAACATCAACAAATACATCTTTGTTAATGACGGATGCAACTATATCAAATGCAAGAAATGCAGTTTTAAAATTTACAGGAACTCTATCTGCAAATTCACAAGTTACTATTCCAAATGGAATTGAAAAAACTTATATCTTAAATAATGGAACAAGTGGTGCACACACTTTAGCTTTCAAAACAAGTTCAGGAACAGGTGTTACTTTTGCTACTACTGATAAAGGTTCGAAATTAGTTTATTCAGATGGTACAAATGTAAATGAAGTACCACTAGGAACACCAGGTGGTTCTAATACTCAAGTACAATTCAACAGCTCAGATACTTTTGCAGGTACATCTAATTTAGTTTGGGATGGATCAAATTTACAAATTGGTGCACAAGGTGATCTAAGATTATCAGATAGTACAGGTGGAGAATACGTAGGATTACAAGCACCTACTACTGTTACAACTAACGTAGTATTTACATTACCAGGTGCAGACGGTACAGCAGATCAAGTAATTAAAACTGATGGATCAGGAAATTTAACTTTCACAGATGTTTCAGGTGGAACATCTTGGCAAGCTGTTAAAACAACTACGTTTACAGCTGTAGCAGGCGAAGGATATTTTTGTGATACATCTGGCGGAGCATTTACTGCAACGTTACCAGCAACTCCAACTTTAGGAGATGAAGTAACATTTGTAGATTATGCAGGAACTTTTGACACAAACAATCTAACTGTAGGTAGAAACTCTGAAAACATTCAAGGTTCTGCTGCAGACTTAACTGTATCTGT